AAGCTAATGCGAAAGGTGTGGCAAGATATGCCACGCAAATCCGACATTGGTGGGGACAAATGGAACTCAATAGCTGGACACGTTAATGATAATTTCTTTTTTATAGATATGGAAAGGTATACATTAGAGTCTGTATTAAAGAAAGGAGCTGAGCTTGTAAAGCGGAAAGGGATAAAGTGTCTAGTTATTGACCCATTTAATAAAATTAGAGATATTGATGCTAAAACAGAAGATGTAAATAGATATACTATGGAATATCTTACTAAAATTGAAATATTTGCTAAAAAATATGATGTTTTAGTTATTATTGTTGCTCATCCAACTAAAATGTATAAAGATGCTAATGGAAAAATTGAAGAACCTACAATGTACAACATTAAAGGAGGTGGTGAGTGGTATGATGCTTCTTATCATGGTCTTCTTGTTCATAGGGATTACGACAATAAAACTGTTAAAGCAAAAGTTCTTAAGGTTAAATTTCAAAATTTAGGTGAAAATGGAGCTGAAGCATATTTTAAATGGGAGCCTAAGTCAGGTTGCTTTATACCCTATTATGAAGCAGTTAAAGATGAAATGATGCCATGGGAAGCGGTCTAAAAAGAAAAAAGAAAAATGAAGGTATGCCTATATATTTACCAAATGAAGAAGAAATTAAATGGCGTAATTTTTGTGTTGAAAACAATATTAGAATATCGCCATTGGGCATTAATGGTGAAAAGAAAAAATGGAAAATAGGTATTTCATTAGGTTTATATAAAAAAGGAGAAAAAATGCATATTGCACCCAGTGTTTATGATGCTGATACAATATGGATTGAATATTATAGAATGTGTAAATTTTATTATGATAAACATAGAAAATGAATATTTAGGGTTATTGTCAGGAGTCTTGCATGGAGGAACCGAAAAACCAGATCGCACAGGCACAGGAACACGTGCTGTATTTGGTAGAATGATTAAACACGATATGGCTCTTGGCTTTCCTATTTTAACAACTAAAAAAATATATTTTGATAAAGCTGTTACAGAATTATTATGGATATTATCCGGTAGGACAGATCTTAATTATCTTCATACTTACGGTGTTAAGTATTGGGATGCTGATTATAAGCGATCGGGTAGAACGGATGGTACACTGGGTCCCGTATATGGCAAGCAGTGGCGTCATTGGGGTGATAATGATCAGTTGTTTGCCTTACTTCGAGAAATTAAAAACAATCCATCCTCGCGCAGACTTATGGTTAATGCGTGGAACGTTAGTGAGCTTAATGATATGGTATTGCCTCCTTGTCATTACGGTTTTCAAGTCTATTGCAATAATGGCGAGATGAGTTTAATGTGGCAACAAAGATCTGCTGACATATTTCTTGGTTTGCCTTATGATATAGTCATGTACGGCCTATTATTGGAATTACTCGCAAAAGGCAACGGGTATAAACCTAAACAATTGATTGCCAGCTTAGGTGATTGTCATTTATATAATAATCATATTGAAGCTGCAGAAGTTCAGTTAAAAAGGTCTACCTTTGAATTACCCCAATTAAAAATACCTTATGGAATAAAACTAAGAGGAAAAGGTAATTATACGTACATCCCTAAACAGGATGAAATTAAATTAAATAATTATAAATATAACAAACCAATTAAAGCAAAATTATCAACATGAAAAAACTAATTTTAATTTTATTATTTCCAATTTTTAGCAATGCTCAATATAGTGAAGCAATGCTTTTTCAAAATAACATAAGAGATTATTATAATTTAAATCCTTACGTTATAGATGATGATTTGTCTAAAAAAGCACAAGAATGGGCTAATTATATAGCTATGACAGATCAATTTGATTTATCACCTGATACATTAGGAGAAACTATATATTATTTTAGAAAATTAAATAATATTAGACCTGAAAATATGTTTTTAGATGCAGCTGTTAGCTGGGTTGTTGATGCTGATGAAGCCTCATTTAATCAAACTGTATGCGAAAACTGCTCAAGTATAGGATATGGAAAGGCTGAAAACATGGAATACATATATATAGTAGCTAAATATGATAAGCTCTGGCAATAAAAAAATATATTATATTTATCACATTCCAGGTCAAAAAATCGGAATGACGTGTAATTTAAATAAACGCGTTGAAAGTGAACAAGGATATAATAAAGACGAATATGATATTCTTTTTTCATCAAGAGATGTAGATAAAACATCTTGGATGGAAAGACAATTACAAAAGTTCTACGGCTATAAAGTTGATAGACAATTATATACTAATTTAATAAAACTTAAATCTATGAAAGTTAACCCCACAGAACAAACCTCAACGTTTAATTGTGAGAAACAAGACTTAGAAATGGTATTAGATCAAAATGATGGTCTATCATGGAAAACAAGTCTTGGTGAGTTTCAAATAAATAATGAAACAAAAAAATGGATACTTACAAATGTAAAGCCCTCCATGTACAACAATGATCGTTGTTTTATTTATAATAAAGCTTATTATGAAGCTTTTTTATCAAAACCTACTTATGATAAGGCAGAAATATTTGATCTCATTAGAAGCTGGGCAGATGAGCGAGGGATATATAAAGAAGGTGATCCAAAGACACAATTAATTAAATTATATGAAGAAACAGGAGAACTCGCCAAAGCAATACTTGAAGGCGATAAAAACGGTATTATTGACGCTATTGGTGATAGTGTTGTTGTACTTACAAATCTCTCAAAACTGGTCGGATACGATATTGAAAGCTGTATTCAGTCTGCTTATGATGAAATTTCTGATAGAACTGGTAGAATGATTGATGGAACATTTGTAAAAGATACATTATGAGAGACAGAATAATTGAGCAAGTAATCAATAAAATTAAATCACGTTCTGATGTTGGCTATAAAAAATATAAAGTTACTTTAGCTGATGACGAACAACCGCTAGATACATGGCTACAGCACTTACAAGAAGAACTTATGGATGCTGTTAACTATCTTGAAAAAGCACGAATGGTTTTACGTGATGAGATTGAAGAATGTTATGTAAGAGATGCGCAAGAAAATTAAAAGAAAAAGAGGTCCAGTAACAGCAAAGAAAATATCTTATGATGGTGTTAACTTTGCTTCTGGTCTTGAGCGCTATATGTATATGGCTTTAAAAAAACATAAAATAAAAGCTAAATATGAAGGAGAAACATTTGTTTTAATAAATGGTTTTCATTTAGCTAATCAATCTTTTGAAAGACAAGCAAATGGAAAAGGTGAATTAGTTAATAGAGGAGGTAAAAGAATATTACCTATAAAATATACACCAGATTTTATAGGAGATGATTTTATAATAGAAACAAAAGGTAGAGCAAATGAATCGTTTCCTATAAGATGGAAATTATTTAAAAGATTAGTTTCTGAACAATTTCCTGATTACGTTTTATTTAAACCACAAAATCAAAAAGAATGCGACAAAGTAATAGGCATAATAAAGGAGATGCGAAGCAAATAGCTAGAAAGCATTATGCCAATCGCCAGATAGAAAAATGGATTAAATGGACGATTGAGAACAGAGGATATTTAAAATATAAAGAACTTGTTGAAATACATGATCAGTATAATATAAAATGTTATGGCTAAAAATATAATAAGTAATTATACACAAAAAAAGAAAATAAAAAGAAAAGGTGTGCACGCTAAAAGCAAAACATCTAAATTAAAAACCAGTAAAAATTATGTTAAACTTTATAAAGGTCAAGGCAAATGAGATTAGTTCCAGATAATTGGGAAATAACTATAGGATTATATCCAGGTATATTACTGGGTATGAGATCTTATGTAGAAAAAGATTATGTACAACATGTATTTTATTTACCCTTTGTAGATGTATGCATAGAAATAGAAAAAATATAATGGGATTATTTGATGAAAGAATACCGTATAAACCATTTGAATACCCCGAATACTATACTGAGGGATGGCTTAAACAAGCTCAAGCGTTCTGGTTACATACCGAGATACCAATGTCAGGTGATGTCAAGGATTGGAACGAAAAGCTTACAGACTCAGAGAAAAACCTGGTTGGAAATATTTTACTGGGTTTTGCGCAAACAGAGTGTGCAGTGTCTGATTATTGGACGCAAAAGGTTGTATCATGGTTTCCAAAGCATGAAATACAGCAAATGGCAATGATGTTTGGATCACAAGAAACTATTCATGCAGTAGCATATAGTTATTTAAACGAAACTTTAGGACTTGAAAACTTTGAAGCATTTTTACATGAGCCGACAACGGCTGATAGATTTGATAATCTCGTTGCTTACAATGGCAACGATCCCGTGGGTATTGGTAGATCATTGGCAATATTTAGTGCATTCGCAGAGGGAGTTAGTCTCTATTCTGCTTTTGCTGTTCTTTATAGCTTTCAATTACGTAATTTACTCAAGGGTATTGGACAGCAAATGAAATGGTCTGTAAGAGATGAGTCGTTGCATAGTAGAATGGGTTGTCAATTATTTAGACATATGTGCGAAGAAAATAAAACATTATTAGAAGATTGTAGAGAAGATGTTATTAAGGCAGCAGAAACAATGCTTGAAGCAGAAGAAAGATACATTGACAAAATGTTCGAACAAGGTGATATTGAAAACCTTAAAGCCAACGATCTTAAACAATTCATTAGAAAAAGACTTAATGAAAAGTTATCAGAACTTGGTTACTTCGACCTCGGGGGGTACTTTGCTTTTAAAAAAGAATCAGCAAGCAATCTCGATTGGTTTTATCATCTTACCGGTGGTCATACTCATACTGATTTCTTTGCAGTTAGGCCAACAGATTATTCTAAAGCAAACGAGGGAGAAGATTTTGAGGATATATGGTAAAAAAAAATATAATTAAATGTAGTCAATGTGATGAACAATTTCCTGATGGCCATGAATACAGAATTCACTGGGAAAAAGAACATCTTTATCCTTATTTAAATAATGAAAAAATACTTAAAAAATCTAGTAAAGCCTCGTAGACTTTCACCGTTAGAAAGATTATCTAATAGATTAGGGTATATGGGGGCAGCATTTATTATGATGTCTCCATATTTACTTTCTTATGGTGATATGGGTATTTACACTTATATAATAGGTGGAGCATTAGCATTACCACAAGTTTGGTTGGCTAAGCAATGGAATTTAGTAATAGTTAATTTAAACGTTATAATAGGTTATATAATATATTATTTTAATGCACAATGAAAGAAAGCAAACTAATAGAAATGTGGAACAGGATAGAAGTTCTGGGCCAAAACGTACAACAAATAATAAACGAAATGAACAATCTCAGAGATTTATCTATTGGGACGATGAGCCTAGTGAAGAAATTTGACGGGTACGAAAAAGCACTGGAAGATTTACAGAAAGATATTTCAAAAGAGATGAATGATAAAAAGAAAGAAACTAATGTGGAATAGTAACTGGAAAAAAGGTGAAGACTATCCTGTATGGGGAGATACAGATGTCTATAAAAAAACAATAGCTGGTGGTTATTTATACAACGGTGAATCACCTAAAGAAGCATATATGCGTGTTGCAAAAACCGTTGCGAGACGTTTATATAAGCCTGAAATGGCCGATAAATTTTTCCAGTATATATGGGATGGTTGGCTGTGTTTAGCTTCACCAGTGTTGTCTAATACAGGCACAGACAGAGGTTTACCTATTAGTTGTTTTGGTATTGATGTTGCAGATAGTATACAAGATATAGGAAATAAAAATTTAGAAATGATGCTCTTAGCCAAGCATGGCGGCGGTGTTGGAATAGGAGTTAATATGATTAGACCCGCTGGAGCTAAAATTACAGGAAATGGAACAAGTGACGGCGTGGTGCCTTTTTGCAAAATCTACGATTCAACAATACTCGCCACTAATCAAGGATCTGTCCGCAGAGGAGCTGCATCAGTTAATATCAATATTGACCATTCCGACTTTGAAGAATGGTTGGAGATCAGAGAACCGAAAGGCGATATTAACCGGCAATCCCTCAATCTCCACCAGTGCGCTGTGGTCGGCGACAAGTTTATGCGAAAACTTGATGGAGGAGATAAAGACGCTAGAAGAAAATGGGGTAAATTATTACAAAAACGTAAAGCAACTGGCGAACCTTATATCTTATTTAAGGGAAATACAAACAAAAGTAACCCAAAAGCATATAAGTCAAATGGACTTAAAGTTCACATGACAAATATATGTAGCGAAATAACGTTACATACTGACGAGTCACATTCGTTTGTTTGTTGCTTGTCATCTTTAAATTTAGATAAATACGACGAATGGAAGAATACAAATTTAATTTACGACGCAACTTGGTTCCTGGACGGTGTGCTGGAAGAATTTATTCAGCGAGCAAAGAATATGAAGGGATTCGAGAACTCTGTACGCAGTGCGGAAAAAGGGAGAGCACTTGGATTAGGTGTCCTTGGATGGCACAGCCTGTTACAGAAAAAAGGAATAGCTTTCGAAGGTTTATTAGCGCAATTCAAAACGCGAGAAATATTTTCAAAAATAAAAATAGAAACTGAAAGAGCTTCAAGAGATTTAGCTGAAATATATGGCGAACCTTTATGGTGTGTTGGTACTGGTTTTAGAAATACACATTTAAGATCAATAGCTCCAACAGTTTCAAATAGTAAGCTATCAGGTAATGTATCACCAGGTATTGAACCTTGGGCAGCTAATGTATTTACTGAGCAATCAGCTAAAGGAACATTTATTAGAAAAAATAAAGAACTTAAAAAAGTATTAAGAAAAATTGGAATCGACAATAAAGAAACTTGGGACAAAATTTTGGAAGACGGTGGATCCGTTCAAGGAATTAAAAAACTCGATGGATGGTATTATGATCACTCAGGAAGACTTACCGAAGAAGATGGTGAGCCTGTAAAAAATGTATTTAAAACATTTAAAGAAATAAACCAATTAGAATTAATAGGTCAAGCAGGTATAAGACAAGATTATATAGATCAATCTGTAAGTTTAAATTTAGCGTTTCCTTCTGTTGCTGAACCTAAATGGATTAATAAAGTACATTTAGAAGCATGGAAACGAGGTATAAAAACCTTATATTATATGAGAACAGAATCTGTACTTCGCGGTGATATAGCCGCAAATGCCATGAATCCTGATTGCATATCGTGTGATGGATAAAAAAAAGGGGCCGCAAAGCCCCTTAATTATTTATATTGATGGCTCAGTTGGCCATACTATTCTTCCATTTTCTGTTGAAAAATTCACTGGAGCATCTCTAAGTTCCTGTCTATAAACAGCATAAGGTGTTTTTATATTATCAGGTACATCAGCGCCTTGTGTCCAGTCACTATTTTTTAACTTTGCATTTCTTTGAGCTCTAAAATTAGCCCGCCAATTTGCCGCATCTCTTGCGTCAGCTTCTTCTCTTGTCATATTTTTAATTTTTAAAACTATTAATTATACTTAAGTAATTAAACAGCTGAACTGCCTAAATTACCTACTGAATCTATTGTTATCCTTCTATAGTTACCAGCTTGGTCTTTTATCATTAACCCGTCCTTAGAAAATGGATCTCCATTAATTTTTATACTTTCTTCAATTTCAACTTCATTAGTTGATTGATACAATTCCCAAGTAGGGACATTTGCTGGTAATGTACCAGTAGAATTGCCATCCTGGTATCCCCAACTACTGCTATTTGAAGGATGACCAAACCGTAAGTTGGACAAAGGGCTATAAGTGAAAAAATTAACTCCATCCCAGAAATTAACATCATTTCCGTTTGCATCTAATACTCTCCAGTAATAATTATATGTGG